GAGAATCCATCATGGACTCGTCAGAATTCTGGCAAGGCTGGCATGGCAGCCATGTCCGGACCGGTTGTAAGTAGTTTGGATGAGTAGTATAATACATAGATGAGTAATCTATTTAAAAAAGCCGCAATATTCACTGACATCCATTTTGGACTTAAATCAAACAGCCAACTTCATAACGAAGACTGTTTGGCTTTTGTCAAGTGGGCCACTGCCAAAGCAAAAGAAGAAGGGTGTGAAACCTGCTTGTTCCTTGGCGACTGGCACAACAATCGATCAAGTCTAAATATTGTCACGCTCAACTACAGTCTACAAGCATTGGAGCATATGAATGCTAACTTTGAGCGTGTGTACTTTATTCCCGGCAATCACGATCTATACTATCGCGATAAACGCGACATACAAAGTGTGGAATGGGCGAGACATCTTCCCAACGTTGAGATCTGTAACGATTGGTTCACCAGTGGCGATGTGGTTATTGCTCCTTGGCTGTGCGGCGACGACCACAAGCGCATACCAAAACTGTCAGGCAAGTACATGTTCGGGCATTTTGAACTGCCTGGTTACATGATGAATGCCATGGTAGAGATGCCAGACCACGGCGAGATCCGCAGAGAAGACTTCAACAATTTTGAGCATGTGTTCACCGGACACTTTCACAAACGTCAAACCAAAAAGAACATCACCTACATTGGCAACTGCTTTCCACACAACTATGCTGATGCAGGCGACGACGAGCGTGGATTAACTATACTAGAGTGGGGCAAAGAAGCAATACACCATGCTTGGCCCGATCAGCCTAGATATCGTGTGCTAGGCCTGAGTTCTGTAATTGACAATGCTGCCACATTACTTGCTCCTGGCATGCATGTGCGTGTACAATTAGACATTGAGATTTCATACGAAGAAGCCAACTTCATCAAAGAAACGTTTATTCGAGATTATCAACTGCGAGAAATGGCGTTAATCCCAAATAAGACCGCAGGTGTTGATACTGACATGGCACCCGGGGAAGTAAAATTTGAGTCAGTAGATCAAATTGTTACTGATCAAATCACTAACATTGCATCTGAGTTTTATGACAATAAACTACTATTGAAAATTTATCAAAACTTATGATTGAAATACGTAATCTCACTGTAAAAAACTTTATGAGCGTGGGCAATGCCACGCAAGGCATTGATTTTGACCGTAAGGATCTTACCTTGGTACTAGGTGAGAACTTAGATCTAGGTGGCGACGGTTCTAGAAACGGCACAGGCAAGACCACAATCATCAATGCGCTGAGTTATGCCCTGTATGGACAGGCATTGAGTAATATCCGCAAAGACAATCTAGTAAACAAGACTAACGGTAAGAACATGCTTGTGAGTTTAGATTTTGTTGTAAACGGGCAAGAGTACAAAATTGAACGTGGGCGCAAACCTAACGTGCTACGATTTTATGTCAACAATGAAGCACAGGTGTCCACAGACGAAGCACAAGGTGACAGTCGCGAAACACAAGATGCTATTGAACGTGTGATGAATATGAGTCACGACATGTTCAAACATGTGTTAGCATTAAACACTTACACTGAACCATTTTTGAGTTTAAAGGCCAACGACCAACGCAACATCATTGAGCAGTTGTTGGGCATCACCTTGCTGTCAGAACGTGCAGATGCTATCAAAGAACTCAACCGACAGACCAAAGACAGTATTAGCCAAGAAGAATTCCGTATCCGTGCTGAACAAGAAGCCAACAAACGCATTGAAGAACAGATTGAAAGTTTGAAACGCAGGCAAGTGCTTTGGCAAAAGAAATACGATAGTGATGTAGCATACCTTGTGGCACAATATGATGATCTAGCCAAGATTGATATTGAAGTAGAATTGCTGGCTCACAAAGATCTAGCTGTGTGGACCACAAGAAAACAACAACAAGATGCGTACACTGCTCTAGTTGGTCGACAAACTGCTTGGAAGCAAAAACAACAAAAAGACATTGGTGAGTTAGAATCAACTTATAACAATCTCAGTCATATTGATATCACAGCAGAACTGCAAGCACACGTAGACTTGGCTGCTCACACACAACGAGCCAAAGACATCGCTGATCTTGAAAAACTAATTACTAGATGTGTCGCCGACGAGGCAAAAGAACAGAAAACAATTGATAAGCTCAAAACTGAAATTGAAGAACTAAAAAATCACAAGTGCTATGCATGTGGTCAAGACTTCCATGACGCCAATCACGAAACAGTATTGGCAACAAAAGAGAAAGCTCTACAAGAAGCCGCACTGCAAGCATTGAGCACCAATGGTCAGTGGATGGAAAATACAGATGCATTGACTGCATTAGGTGTGCTGGGCACTAAACCTATCACACACTACCGAACAGAAACAGAAGCCATTCGTCACTCAAGTGAACTGGAAAACATTCAGCACAAGATTGATGCAAAACGTGCCGAGACAGATCCTTATGCTGAACAACTAGTAGAACACACGCCAGTAGAAGTTGGCACACAACCTGTCACACACTACGATACAGAAGCACAAGCCGTTGAGCATCGCAGTCGTATGAACACCCTGCTGACGCAGATTGCTACTAAAGGTGAAGAGAAGGATCCGTACACAGAACAAATTACGGAAATGCAACAACAGGCATTGCAAGTTGTAAGCTACGATGCACTCAACGATCTCACACGATTACAAGAACACCAAGACTTCTTGCTCAAACTGTTGACATCCAAAGATTCGTTTGTACGCAAGAAAATTATTGATCAAAACTTGAGTTATTTGAACGCACGACTCACACACTATTTAGATCGTATCGGATTGCCACATACTGTGAAGTTCCAGAACGATTTGAGTGTGATGATTGAAGAACTAGGCCGTGAACTAGACTTTGACAACTTATCGCGTGGTGAACGTAACCGATTGATATTATCAATGTCATGGGCATTCCGTGATGTATGGGAAAGTTTGTACAGCCCAATCAACTTGTTGTTTATTGACGAACTAATTGACAATGGATTGGATACACAAGGCGTAGAGAATGCACTGGCATTGTTAAAGAAGATGAGCAGAGAACGACACAAATCAATTTGGCTTGTAAGTCATAGAGACGAGCTTGCAGGACGTGTGGAAAACATCCTGAAAGTTGTCAAGGAAAATGGCTTCACCAGCTACAACACAGACATAGAACTGGCATAAATTTTTAAAAATCAACTGTAAGGCATAACTATAGAGCAAGGATAAATCGCATACAACACATGACATGGCTATATCAAGATACCCCAATTGAGACGTTGCCTGAAGAATGTGTTGGATTTGTTTACTTGATCACAAATAATCTCACTGGACGCAAGTACATAGGCAAAAAATTAGCAAAATTTAGCAAGACAACATACAAGACAGTCAAGCAAAAGAACGGCATCAAGAAGAAGAAAAAGATACGATCAAAAGTCGACTCAGACTGGAGAGAGTACTATGGGTCAAGCCCAGAATTAACTTCAGACGTAATCAAACTAGGCACCGAAAACTTCACCAGAGAAATACTTTTTTATTGCAACTCCAAATCGGAATGTAGTTACATCGAAGCAAGAGAGCAATTTTCAAGAAGAGTATTGGAATCACGAGATTATTACAACGGCCACATACAAGTGCGTGTGCATGGCTCTCATATAATAGACAAACTGTAAGGCAACAATTACGACACTGTGTTGGGCGATGTGGCTCAACCCCATTGAGGATATGTGCAATACCATATTTGGACTTGGGCGTCAAAGGCAATTGCTAACTTAAGGCAACAAATGGTCGGGGAGATGTGAAAAAGATACAACCCCAGCTTATAGGACTTGGATCTATATCGGGTTACTAGGGTTCCGTTGATACGTGAAGCTTGAGTAGGGGGTACCGGTCAACCGCCTCCGCGTAGGAAACTACAATCTCATTACAATAGATGACTGCTATACTCAGATAATGGCGTTTTTTGTTCACCGTGCATACGGTGAACTATGACCACGTAATCTAGATAATAGCTTAAATCGCTTCGCTCAAGAATTAAAAAAACATTGACGAGCAAAGCGAGTCAATAGAACTTCGTTAGAAGTTCTTGAATGTGTTAAACAAATGTATCTGGCCAATCACGAAACAATGCATGTTGTATTGTTCCCGAAACAAATTGATTAAATGACTTGTGTTTGGATTCTAGTTCTCCTTCAAGAGGAGCAACACGTTTGAATGCTGAATCCATTTGAGCCATGTCTTTGAACTCCATGAGTATCATCCATTCAGGCATGTCTGCTATTGATCTGAACCCCATCTTACATCTAGTGATGCGATAGTCTTCCATCCTGCCTTCTGACTTCAAATGATCAAAAAAACTCTTCATGCCGTTGACCCAGTCCAAGTCTGATATATCGCCTTCTTTGTCTGCCCAAATTGTGTAAATGTCCATTATAGTGGTCCTAGTATTTCAAAACCTTCAAGGTCCTGTTTGTACAAGTGCGCTTGATCCAAATACAAGTATTCAAATCCTCGCTCTCTGTAGATTGCACATTCTGTCTGTAAACTTGAGATTCCCAACCGTAATCGGGGTTTACGATAGTTCCAGGCAAATTGTGCGGCTAATAAATTTTTGTCGTCATACCGTTTCATCATGGAGAACGCCACCAGTTCACCGTTGTCTCTGTAGCCGATGAGATCCACGCCTGGTTCTGTGAACTGGCTGTCAAACAAGGGCATCACACTGCCAAAGTGTTTGTAGATGCAATAGGTTCTGTAGATGTCTTGCAGTTCTGCAATGTCAGGCTCAGTGATATAGAACCAATCTACTCGGGGTTGATATGTTGTTTTTTCTAGATTAATTCTAGCAAACTGATAGGTCATTTGCGAGGATCCTCTCTGTGCTGAAACAGTGCAGTTAGATAGTCTTCTGGCCAAGAGTCGTAAAACCCTTTAGTAGCCATGAGCTGTGCTTTGATGTTGAGATCGCTTAGACTTTGTACTAGTGCTAGAGCATAGGTGCCTTGATTCATGCAGATACCATTTACGATTTCTTGGTCAGCGGGATGATCTTCCAAAGTTAGTAAGTTGGCTGCCAACAAAAAGTCTTGATTGGCATGATCTAAACTGGCAGCAAACAATTCATGTGGCCATTCCACAGGATCGTAAACATATATAACAACCTCTTTGTTGCCCATGCCGTGACGAGCACGATTCTTGAGATCAAAATACGGATCAGACCCAATGAACACATCATAACTGTTTTTTAGTCTTGCGCTACGTGCGTAAGGGCAGGGCGGAAATCCGCCCAGCGCAGGATGTGGAACTTCTACAAAGTTCACAATCCACTGCTCAATATCTTGTTTGACTTGTTCAATGTCCATTAGAAGAATGGTAATTTGCTAGATTTAGTTGTGTCTAAATTGTCTTTGATCAGTTCACTGACCATTTGCCGTTCTTGATGACTCATGTTCATTACATCATTGTAACTGGCACCTCCACGCATGTACCAAGACATTTTTAACCCTTGACGTTTTAAGTCAGTGGCCTCCTGGTCCATTCTGTCAATCATAGCAGAAACTTGTTCTGCTGAAGCGGTCAGGAGGCGGCTTCGAAAAAACTTGCTTGATCCAGATTCATTGATTGTTCGTATTCATTGCTACAATTGGTACATGTAATCTTGATAGGTTTCAAGTCACTGGCCACTCTGAGCTCAATCACACGATCACGTATTTTGCTGAACAAGGTGCGATCACAGTTGTTTAAAAACTCTTTAATAAACTCAGTTTCAGTGACCAGGGCTTGTGGAGTTCTAATACTGGAAATACTGAACTGCATGGCATCCACAGTAAGTTCAGTAATACGCTTCAAGGCGGCATTGAGTTTTTGTATCTTTTCTTCGTCGGGCAAGTCTGATCCGGGAATAGCACGTATCATGCGCTGTTCTTCAAATTGCATTTGATTGGTGTCGTTTTGATTCTTGTATGACACCGGTTGGAATGTAATTTCCAAATCACCGTGTGTGATGGGTTGAGCATAGTCAGGTGACGCAATCTGATCCAACATGTTGCGAAGATCAATTTCGTATTGCTCTTCAGTTTGACATTTTGGACAAGTGGTGCTGATGCCCATGTTGTGTCCATAGCTGGCAATACGAATAGCAATCAAAATAGCATTAACATCAAGACTGGGTGCTGACCATGCATTTTTAATGTTGGGAACACAGCTTTGAATCACAGAAATCACGGCTTGCCCGTTGAATAGGGCGTCAGGCGTGCGATATGTGATCTCGTCTATGGCAGTCATGGGCAGCACTGGCAGTTCGCGATTTTGTGTCATTGCAAGATCGCCTTCAGGCCAGAAGTTGCCATCACTTGGCAGTCGTAGATAGATTGCTGGTTGTCTAAAAAAATGTCTCAGCGGGTTAGCAGTTTGGGTCATTTTGCACCTATAAATATACTTCTACTTATAGGTAATACACCATGGCCGACACAAATGCACAGATGGAAGAACTAGCTCGAATACTTGAAGAAGTAAATCGAGAAATGGCCTACTACGGCAGAATAACAAAAGAAACAGCCGACGCCAAGTTTGACGCTGAAGTAAAAAACAAACTTGGAATCAACAACGCTACCAAAGGTATAGATAAATTTGGCGATGCTGCTGGATATGTAGCAGGTGCCGCAATGTCAGCAGGCAAGGCCATGCTGGAAGGTAAAAAAGGTGCGTCAGCGTTTAACGAAAGCATTGACAGCCTGGCCCAAGCAGCAACAGCAGCCGCAGTGGCACTAGCTCTAATGAACCCATTTGGTGCAGTAGTGGGGCTGTTGATTGCAGGAGTCACAGCCGCAGTGGGTGCGTTTGCAGCCTATACCAAAGCTGCCAACACCATGGCAGACCAGTTGTACAAAACATATTCAGGATTGAGCAAAGCTGGAGGAGCCGCCAGCGATGGCATGGCAGGAGTCAAAAAAGTCAGTGATCAGCTGGGCCTAAGCATGGAGGAAATGGGAGATTTTGTAGGACAAATTGCAGCCAACAGCAAAGATCTAGCATTGTTTTCTGGATCAGTGTATGAAGGACGACAACGTCTTGGCGACATGGGAGAAGCTCTTAGAGGCAGTAGAGAAGACTTCTTAAAACTGGGCATGTCAACGACTGACATGTCTGATGGCATGCTGGGTTACTTAAAAATACAAACGCGATTGGGAAACAGTCAAACAATGACTAATGCACAGTTGGCAGATGGTGCTAAAAAGTATCTAGTTGAACAAGATGCATTGACCAAGCTCACTGGACAAACACGCAAGGAAATGGAAGATCAGCGTGAACGTGCGTTACAAGGTGAGCAGTTTGCTGCCAAGATTCGTGAATTGCAAATGCAAGGTCCTGAAGGCAAAAAAGCAGCCGAAGAACTGATGAAAATGAACGCAATTTACGAAGCGGCCGGACCCAAGATGGCGGCCGCTTTCCAAGCATCAGTTACAGGTAATCTAAGCAATGCTGATGCACAAGCAGCCAACTTGGCCAGTAACGGAGCCATGCTAGAGACCACGCAAAAAGTCATTGCTGGTCAAATGAGTTATACTGATGCTGTGACCATAACTGGTACAGCCATGGGCAAGACTGCAGACTCAGTAGGTGTGGTACTGGGACAGTTTGGTGCATACAATGAAAGTTTTGGTCCTATCAACGAACAGTTGAAACTAGCACAGCTAGCACAAGGTGATATCACAGCTAACATGGCCAAGATCAAAGCAGATCAACAAAAAATACTCGAAGGCGGTGCTGACAAGTTGTTAGAAAATCAAGCTAAGTTAATTAGCACACAAATGGATGCCAACAAAGCCATGGAAGCATTTATCTTTCAAGGCATTGGCCCAGCACAAGAAGCCATGATAACATTGGCCACTGCTACTAAAAACGCTGCCAATGTGTTGGGGAATATAACCAGTGGTGAAAAACTGTCAGCTCAAGAAGAAGCTCAATCAGCTAAAAATTACGGAAAAATGACAGTTCTTGAGAAAGCTGAAACCAACGCCGCTGAAGCAATAGAAGGTCTGGTTGGGATATTCAGTGAAGGCGGAAAAACATTTCTTGCTCGCAAGCGAATGGAGATTGAAAAAGAAGTATTAACAAAGGATGGGCGCTATGAACAAGCTCAAGATACTGCACCACCAGGACGAGCCGCAGGCGGACCTGTTGATGCTGGCAAACTTTACAAAGTTGGCGAAAGCGGAGAAGAATTTTTTAGACCCAAATTGGCCGGAGACATCATACCCAACAACAAACTTGCAGGAATAACCAGCGGAAACAACATGGCCAATTTGGCAGCAGGAAGGACCAGTAAGGGCAACATGGACAATCCAGCAGCATCTGACACTATAAAATCCTTAGTAGCATCACTTACAGTAGTATCCAAGTCCATGACCACAGGGTCTCAAGAAATGGATGATGCCTTTGATGAAATAGTCAAAGATTCAGCAAAATTAGAACGACTTACAGATGCAGATACAAAACGTGCTGAAAAATACAGCATGGCATACAAGAGTTATATAGATCTCAAAACCCAGTTGATAGATTTAGAAACTCCAGATATTAAAGCACAGCTTGATATTTTACAGCAAAAAGCAAGCCAAGCTAGCACACCTGGCGGATTTGGCAGCTCCACCGGTGGTAGTAGTAGTGGTGGAGCAGCCGGTGGAGCACCTGCCAAATCAAACTTGTCGCCCCAGCCTCCCGAAGGATCAGGCGATGCACAAAGCAAGACTAAGCCCGAAGATGTAATTAAATTTACAGCTAGATCAGGTAGTAAAGAAGCGTTTGAAGGATTGGACAGTGGGTTTAAAAATGCAGTGATTGCAGCCGCAGATCAGTACAATGCAATCACCGGCAATCTTATACAGCTCAATAGTGCCAAACGAGATCCTGCAGATCAACAACGATTGTACGATGATTGGATAGCTGGTGGCAAACAAGGAATGCCAGTGGGCAAGCCAGGTAGTAGCTTGCACGAAAAAGGCCAAGCGGTTGACATACAAAACTACAACGATCCAAAAGCGGTAGAGGCGTTTAATCAGCAAGGGTTGTCACAGAAAGTTCCCAACGATCCTGTACATTTCCAAGCTCGAGACGGTGGTATGTTTACTGGCCCAACCAGTGGATACAACGTAGAACTACACGGCAAAGAAGCAGTAATCCCATTAACAAACGGGGCAATACCTATCAATTTAGAAATGCCTGACGTGAAGAAGATGTTTGAAGGCATAATGCAAAGCATGAAAGATGCACCTGAGCGTGAAGTTACTGCGGTAGCATCATCAGACAACAGAGCAATGACTGAACTGGTCAACGTCATGCGAGAGCAAACCGCAGAGCTTATAAATGCAATGTCAGAGATGATTAGAGAGCAAAAGAACTCAACCAGTGTGCAGGAACGAATACTACAAACTTCCATGTAAGCACGGTAAATAACTTACTATGGCAGAAAAACAATCCCCCGGCTGGAAAAAATATTTCAAAGTGGCCGACACCACTGGTCAGTTAGGTCCCATCTCCGGACGCTACGCCGACGGCTTTCCGGGTTACGGCAAGAACAACGGCACTGATAACTACCCTGCAGACATGGTTTATCGTAATTATGCCAGCCGGCTGCCAGAAGTATACTCGGGTCATCCCAATCGTATTGAGCGTTACAACCAGTACGAAAACATGGACATGGACTCGGAGATCAATGCATGCTTGGACATCATTGCTGAATTCTCCACACAACTAAACGAACAAAACGGCACGCCGTTTGAAGTAAAGTATTCTGACACACCAACTGATCACGAGATTGATATTATCCGCAAGCAGTTGCAACAGTGGACAAAACTAAACAAATTAGATCAGCGTATCTTCAAACTGTTCCGCAATACCATCAAGTACGGCGATCAGATCTTTGTGCGTGATCCAGAAACATTTGAAATGATGTGGGTGGACATGAGCAAAGTAGCTCGTGTGATCGTGAACGAATCAGAAGGCAAACGTCCAGAACAGTATGTGATTCGTGACATCAATCCCAACTTTCAAAACATGACTGTGGCAGCCAAGACCACCACAGACTACATG